CCGCCGTAGCGCCGCCGCCGGAGACTGGTGTCAGCACTGCCGGCAGCAGCAGCGGCGGCGGCAGCAATCTGCTGAACCGCGTGGGGCCGATGGCTCTCAGCGCGGCGATCAAGCAGGGTGGTAATGCGCTGAAGGATGCGTTGAAGCCGAACCAGCCGGGCGTGGATGGTACGGCCACGGCCTTCAGCACATCCGCCCTGGATAGCAGCCTGACGCCGGCACAGGCCGACGCGCTGATCTTCGGCCAGAACGGCGGCTCCGAAAATCTGATCATGACCCCCGGCGGCGAGAATACTGGCTGGGCTGTCGAGGCTGGCACGTCCGCGGCGCCTATTGACGCGGCGGCCGACTTCGGCGGGGCGATTGATACCGCCATGGGGCAGGCGGCGATCGGTACGGCTGGAGAGTCTGCCGCTGCTGCCGGCGGGGCGGCCGCTGAGGGCGCTGCCGGCGGCGCGCTTGGGGGTGCTGCCGGCTTCGTGGGCGGCATGATCCCCGGCATCATCGGCGCGGGCTTCGGCCGTGCGCTGACTGGGATGCTGGGCGACGACTGGGAAACCAACCCCTACATTTCTTCAGCAGGTACCGCGATCGGCGGCATGATTGGCAGCATTGGCGGCCCGCTCGGCACCATAGCCGGCGCTGCCATCGGCAATTTCCTGGCGAATGCAGCCTTCGGCGAGGAAGCCGATCGGCCCTATTCCTTCACCGGCGGCACCGTCCAGATCGGCCCAGACGGGCAGCCGATGGTGAGCCTTGGCGGGGTCCGTGAACTGAACGGCGGATCGACGGAGAAAGCCCAGACGATCAACGATGTCCTGGCGTCCTACCTTGCGGGTCGGGCGGCGGAAGACGGCCTTGTCGCCAATCCGAACGCGGTGGGCCGCACGGGCTTTTATGCCGGCCTGTCTGACCGGGGGCTGTTCTACCAGCCGTTCACCACGAACGAATGGCTTTCCAGTGTCGAGCCGACGAACCAGATCCCGGTGCAGGGGCGAGACTACGTCCTCGGCGGTTCGCCTGACCTGTATCTTCCGTATATCTACAACGACCTGGTGTCCCGCGGCTTCTACACCCCGCAGGGTTCCGCGCCGTCGTGGAGTGACGTGGAGGCCCAGCGCAACGGCGCGCTGGATCAACTGCGCGGCACGACGACCCTGATGGATGCGGGAAGCGAGGCGGTGGGGTCCACTTACTTCAACTCCTACGCCGACCCGTTCCTGCGTTGGACTGTGGATCAGTATGCCCAGACCGGCCAATGGGGGACGCGCGACCAGTACGCCAACAGTTTCGACACGTCGGGCGACACCGGCGCGAACAGCCTCGGAGGCTGACCCATGGCGCGCATTCCCTTCGCCGTGAACAGTTACCGGCACCGGGATCTGCCGGTATCAGCCCAGCGGGTCATCAACTGGATGGCCGAGCAGGAGCCAGCCGACGCCCGCTCCAAGGTGATCCTTATCCCGACGCCAGGGCTGCAGCCGTTTGCCACGCTGGCCACCGGCCCGACCCGTGGCATGAGGGTGATGGGCAGCTATCTCTACGTTGTCGCCGGCACCGGCGTGTATCGCGTGGACGTGGCCGGGGCGGTGCTGCTGCTGGGCAATATCGCTGACGGTGGTCCCGTCTCCATGGACCACAACGGCGTCCAGTTGGCGATCGTGGTCCCCGAGACGCAACAGGCATGGGTGGCCACCACCACCACCCTGACCCAGATCACCGATCCCGACTTCGGCGGGGCCGTGGCTGTGACGGTGCTGGACGGCTTCGGCATCTTCGTCCGTCCGAACAGCACCCAGTTCTTCATCTCGGCCCTGAACGATCTGACCAACTATGACGCCCTGGACTATGCCAGCGCCGAGGGCGACCCCGACAACCTCGTGACCTGCCTGCGTGTGGGCCGGGAACTCTGGCTGTTCGGCGAGCGCACCACCGAGGTCTGGGCGAACGTGGGCGCGGCTGACTTTCCGTTCCAACGGATCAGCGGCGCCTTCGTGGAGCGCGGCATCGCCGCCAGGTTCTCCTGCGGGCAGTTCCTGGCCGTGCCGTTCTGGCTGGGTGAAAACCGGGTGGTGTACCAAGCCCAGGGCGTTCAGCCGGTGCGGATCAGCACCCACGCGATCGAGCAGGAGATCGCCGGCTACACGGTGGTCAGCGATGCGCGCTGCAGCGTGTACGAACAGGAAGGCCACACCTTCTACTGCCTGACCTTCCCGACCGAGGGCGCCACCTGGGTCTATGACCGGGACACCCAGGTCTGGCATGAGCGCGAAAGCGAAGGGTATGACGGCTGGCGGGCGACGAACTGCACGGCCTATGCCGGCGCGGTGATCGCTGGGGATACCGACAACGGCAACCTCTACGTTGTGGATCCGACCGCAAACGACGAGGACGGCAACCAGATCATCCGCGTGGCCACCGGCACGGAAATCGTGTCCAGCGGCAAACGTATCCGCAACACGCGCCTGACCCTGGACATCACCACCGGCGTCGGCCTGACCAGCGGCCAGGGCAGCGACCCGCAGATCTGGCTGTCGTGGTCCAATGACGGCGGCCGGACCTTCGGCAATGAGCGTTGGCGCAGCCTGGGTGCGCTGGGCGAATACACCGCCCGCGTCAGGTTCTCGCGCCTCGGGGAAAGCCGGCAGCGGGTCTATCGGCTGCAGATCAGCGACCCGGTGCGCTGCACCATCATGGCAATGGACCTTGAGGCGCAGCCGGAAGGCGCCGTCTGATGGGCATCACCCGGTATTATGCCGAGCCGCCGATCAAGTCACGGCTGATTGCCCTGGACGGCACCGTGGCCGTCTCCTGGCTGTCCTGGTTCGCGCTGTTGCAGAAATCCACGAAGATCATCGTGGCAGACGCCAACTATGACCCGCCGAGCATTGCGGCCGGGGCAACGGCGCGGGCGACTATGACAGTGAACGGCGCCCGTGCTGGCGACTTCGCGGTGGCCAGCTTCACCCCGGCAAATACCGGCATCACCCTGCTGGCGCAGGTGACGTCTGACGACACTGTAACCGTGACATTCTGGAACGTGACCGGCGGGGCGATTGATCTCGCCGCCGGGACGCTCCGCGTGCGTGTGGAGATTAACGCATGAGCGACTGGGAACCTTTGAGCCTGGACACGTCAATGGACGGAGGATCCAGCAGCGGCTCTTGGCTTGGGGGCGCTGGCACTTGGCTGGGCAACAACTCGTCCTGGCTTGGCCCGGCTGTGGCTATGGCTGGCAGCACGCTCTACGCCACGAACGCAAACAACGCGGCGGCGAAGGCGGCGACGGCCGGCAATGCGGCTGCGATGAACAACCTGCGGTATATGTACGATACGACGCGGGCCGATCTGGCTCCGTATCGTGCGGCAGGTAATGCAGCACTGGCCGAGATGGTCCCGCAGGTAACTGGCGGCTTCAAGGAGTCTCCTGGCTACCAGTTTTCGTTCAATGAAGGCATGAGGGCGCTGAATAACTCATCAGCCGCGCGCGGTCTGGCCGATAGTGGTGCCGCAGCAAAAGCAGCAATTCGCTACGGCAACGGCGTGGCTTCTACTGAATACAGCAATTACTGGAACCGCCTCGCAGCACTGGCTGGGATTGGTCAAACCTCAACTGGTCAAGGGGTAAACGCCAACCAGAATTACGGCAACAGCACAGCCAACATTGCCCAGAATAACGGCACGGTCGCCGCAAACAACCTGACCGCCAACGGCAATGCGGTGATGTCCGGCACGAACAACCTGCTGCGCTACTTCTCGGCGCAGGGATAAGGGGGCCAACCCATGAGCGGCAGCATCAACTGGGTCCAGGTTCCCGACTTCGCCGGCAGCATGCTGGAGGCGCAGAACGCCGCCCAGCAGCGGAGCATGAACGCGCTGCGGCTGCAGCAGGGGAAGACGGAGTTCAACCAGCGCGAGATGCTGGATAATGCCCTGCGCGCCAATGCGGGCGGGCTGACCAGCACTGATCCGGCGCAGTACCGGGCGGCATTGTCGGCCCTGGCGACCGCCGGTGGCCCCGCTGGGCTGCAAATAGTGATGCCGCTGCTGCGGGCAGAGCGTGAGAGCGAACTGGACCAGCAGATGCTGGCCCGCCTTGGCTTTGGCGGCGTTGCTACCCCGGCTCCTGCCGCTTCGGTCGCGCCTGCACCGGCGGCCGGTCCTACTGTTCCGGCTCAGACCCCCGGCCCGGAGCTTGACCGCCGCGCTCTGAACGCCCGTTTTGCAGCCGCCCGCAATGCAATCATGAACAACCCCAACCTGACGCCCGAGCAGCAGGCGCAGGAGTTGGCAAAGATCAGCGAAGCCGCAGCGCGGGAGGGGGCTGGCCTTCCGGCCAATGTCTCCTACCCGAACCCCGGCGCAACCGGCTTTGCCGCAGGGCTGCCAGCGGCCAATGGCGCCGTGCCGGCAATCGTGCCGGCTGGAAATGGCCCCGCCGCGCAATCCTCGGCTGGCCCGACGCTGCAGCAGATCCAGGCGGGGCTTGCCAGTGGTCGCGAGCGGGTCCGGCAGGCGGCGCAGGGTGCGCTTGAAATCTGGAAGCTGAACAACCCTGAATGGCAACTCTCGCGCCGGGGCGGCATGGTCTATGCTTTCAACCCGCGGACGCGGGAGGAACAGCCGATCGGTCCCGAGAATAGCGTTCAGCGGACCAGCGTCCCGAACCCCGCCGGCGGCCCAGCCATCCCCGGCGAACGGCTGAATGGCGGGGAGTTCCGCCCCGATCCCGACCGGCCCGAACTCGGCAACAGCGAGCAGGCCCGCGCCGGCGCTACGGCAAGCCGCCTGGCGCAGAAGATCATCGACGGCAGTGCCTCGCCGGACGAGATCAACCAGTTCCAGATGGCCATGGACCAATATACGGCCCAGACCACGCGCCCCGATGGGTCCATTGTCCCCGGTCGCGGCCTGACGCCGCTGCTGCAGCGTGCGGCCAATGCCCTGCAGCGCCCGGCGGCGCCGGCTGCTGCGCCGGCCCAGCCTACGGGCGTGCAGGTGGGGCAGACGGGGCTGGTCGCAGACCCGCCTTCCGGCACCGGCGCCCGGCCTCGCACCGAGACGACGCCGTGGGGGACGCAGACCACGACCCGTGGCACGCAGCAGACGCCGCAGGCCATCGAAGCGGCCCGCAAGCTGGAAGCAGACGGTGCTGCCGTTGCCACTGCCGCCGAGCGGTTCCGGTCTGAGTTGCAGAAGTATCGCGGCGCCACTGGTGCGTCGGTGTTCGACCCGCGCAATCCAGACGGGGCGCGGCTACAACAGGCGTTTGAAAACCTGAAGACCGCCCTGCGTGGCGAGGCTTTCATGAACACGGGCGTCTTGCAGCCGGGTGAAAACCGGATGCTGGACGAGATCCTTCGCAATCCCCGCAGCCTGACCGGCTTGCTGTCCAGCGTGGATGCGACCGAGGCGCAGTTGACCGAACTGCTTGGTTACATTCAGGCACGGGTCAACACTGTCCGGCGGCAGGCAGACTTGCCGGGCGTCAACATCACTCCGCCGGCGTTGAGCGGTCGCGGCGACCAGAACAGCGCCCGTCCTCCCCTGTCTAGCTTCCAGAGGTAATCCATGGCCTTCGATGAAACCGGCGCACGCCGGGCCGGATACTCCGAGGCGGAAATCGTTGATCACCTGGGCGGCCAGCGAAACTTCGACGTTAAGGCAGCCCGCGAAGCGGGATATTCCGATCGGGATATCCTCGGTTTCCTGACGGCGCCGCCAGAACGCAGCATGGGCGAGCGCGCTTTGCGCGTGGCCGGCAACCTTGGGGCCGGCTTCAATAGCCGCTTGGCGCAGGTCGTCGGCACCATCCCCGACCTCTACAATAGCGGCCTTCGTGCTGTTGGCCTGCCGGCGCTGGCACCCGATGCTTACACCAATGCCATTCAGAGTGGCATCAACACGGTGGTCGGTGAGCCGCCCAAGCCCGAGAACACGGCGGAGCGCATCGCCCATGGCGCCGGTGCCGGCCTGGCAGACGTTGCCACCGTCGCCATTCCCGCAACCGCTGTGGCCAATGCGACCCGTGCCGGGACTTTCCTGAATGGCGTTGCTGGCGGCCTTGCCGCCCAGCCGACGCTGCAGGCGGCTTCCGGGGCGATTGGTGGTGCGGTTGGCGAAGTCACTGACAGTCCGCTGGCCGGGACCGTGGCCTCGCTGGCTGTGCCGGCAGTGGCTGGGGCTGCAAGCCGCTTGCGGCGCCCGGTGTCTGCCACACTCGGCCGCGAGGAAGCGGCACTGGCCGCGGCTGCCGAGCGTGAAGGCATCCCCCTGACGCCAGCGCAGCGGACGGGAAGCCGGCCGCTGGCCACCATGGAGGCGCAGTTTGAAACCCTGCCGCTAACTTCTCGCACCGCTGCGGAAACGCGCGGAGCGCAACAGGCGGCCTTCAACCGGGCGGTGCTGGAACGGGCCGGCATCCAGGCAGATCGGGCATCGCCTGAAGTCCTGGCTGCAAATAGCGCCCGCCTCGGCGCCGAGTTTGATCGGCTGTCGGCTGCAACGACCGTGCAGTTGGATAAGGGCTTCCTGCGCGACCTCGGCGGCATCGTGACGCGATACGGGGACAAGCTGCCGTCTCAGCAGCGCCCAGTATTCACGGCGTATGTGCGCGACATCATGAATGCGCGGCAAAACGGCGGGACGATGGCCGGGACGACCTACCAGACCACCAGGTCGGACCTGACGCGCCAAGCTAATGAAATGCGGGCCAGTGACCCGACCCTTTCGCGCGCTCTGCGTGGCCTGCGGGACGCCCTGGATGACGCGGCCGGCAGGAGCATTCCGGCTGACATGCGGGACGCCTGGAACGCCGCCCGGCGCCAGTATGCCAACCAGCAGGTCATTCAGCGCGCGGCCAGCGGTGCAGGGCAGGGCGGCGCGGTCGGCGATGTGTCGGCGTCCGGCCTGCGAACGGCTCTGGCGACCGGCAATAACCGGCGGGACTATGCGCTGGGTATCGGCGACCTGAACGAACTGGCCCGTATTGGTCAGCAGTTCATCCGGCCGCAGATCCCCAACAGCGGAACTCCAGAGCGGGCGATGATGAACCAGTTGCTTACCGGCGGCGCGCTGGGGCTTGGCGGCACTGCCATGGGCGTCAATCCTCTGACCGCTGCTGCGGTCGGCGCTGGGTCTATTGCCATGCCGCGCGCTGTTCAGATGCTTTACGGCACCCGGCCAGTGCAGAACTGGCTGACCGCTGCTCCGCCTACCGCCCGGCCGACTAATGCCTTGGCAGGCGTGCTTGGGGCGCGTGTCGTGGACCATGCTGTGCAGCCTTAAAAGACCGCAGCCGCTTGTCTCCGGGCGTTAGGAGATAAGACTGAACGCGGTTGGCTTCTGGATCTGAAGGATCCATCCGCAGCGACCTTGCCGCGCGCCAGCCGTAGCGCAGCGCGACATACAGAAACATCACCAACCACTGACCTGCAAAGCCGCAGATCAGGCCGCCGGCTAACGGCACCAGCGGGTTGGCATCACCAATCAGCGCCGTATAGACCACGCTGCCAATGATGGCTGCGATGGCGAACTGCGTGACCAGGGCGAACCGCTCGCCTTTCATGTGAGGCTCCGCATGACCACTCGCATCTTCGACCCGTTCCCCCAGTTCTTCGACAGCAACGGCAACCCGTTGTCTGGCGGAAAGCTGTATTTCTACAGCGCCGGCACCAGCACGCCGAAGAACACCTATTCCGACGCGGGGCTTACGGTCGCCAATCCGAACCCGGTGGTGCTGGATAGCGCCGGCCGCCCTGCGGTCAGCGGAAACTTGGTTAGCATCTTCCCCGCGTCAGGCGAATATAAAGTCGTCCTCAAGGACTCGTCCGATGTCACGATCTGGACAGCGGACTCGGTGGACGGTGCCGCCACCACCGTGACCGCAGCGGGATCGGGCTTCCGCAATCTGCTGGTCAATGGCGGTTTCGCCATCAATCAGCGGAACGCCGGATCCGGCATTGCGGATGCCACCTATTGCCTGGACCGCTGGTACGCCCTGACACAGACGGGGACGATCACCGTCGCCCAGCAGACGCTGCAGGAGAACGGCCAGCCGCAGAATATCCGGCTGACGCAGACGCAGGCCACGGCTCAGCGCATCGGCTTAGCGCAGATCGTGGAGGCGGCCAACAGCCAGCCGCTGCGGGGCGCCGTGGTGGCATTCAGCGCCCGGCTGCGGTGCAGCATTAGCCAGCCGCTGCGGTACGCCATCCTGGAATGGACAGGCACCGGGAACAGCGTGACTCGTGATGTGGTCAACGACTGGACCAGCAGTAGCTACACGGCGGGCGGGTTTTTCAACTCGGCAAATCTGGTGGTGGCCGGCGTCGGCACCATCACCCCGGCGGCGAACACCTGGACCGACACGGCCACGCTGACCGCCACCCTGTCAAGCAGCACCAACAATCTGATCGTGATGATCTGGAGCGAGGGGACGCTGATCCAGAACGCCACCCTGGATATGGGGCTGGTGCAACTGGAGGCGACCAGCGCCACGGCCTTTGAGCGGCGCCCCTACGGCCTGGAGTTTACGCTGTGCCAGCGGTTCTTCCAGGTTTTGGCCGCCGGACTTCGGGCCGATGCCTACGCCACCACGGGCAGTTCGATCAGCCTGTCCACCGCGTTTGCCCCAATGCGGACTGCGCCGACCGTCAGCGGCGGCGCGTATTCGTCCAGCACGAACGTCAGCACCGGGCCGTTCTACACCTCGGTCGGCACGAACACGCTGACCACGGGGGGCAATGTCACGGCGACCGGCATGGCCAGCTTCATCCTCGCCGCCGTCAACCTGGACGCCGAGCTGTAACCCGTGGCGCCGTCCGACATCGAGCCGCGCACACGCGCGCTGGAAATCGCGACCGCCACCCACGAGGCCCGCTGCGAGGAACGCTATCGGGCGATCAACTGGAAACTGAACTTTGCGAATGCCCTGCTGACGGCCCTGCTGGCCGTGGCGGCGATGGGCAACCCGCTGATTGATCTCATTCAACGCATTGTAGGAGGCGGCCGATGAAGGCTGTGCTTGATCGCGTGCTGGGCAACCCCCGCACGACTTCCACCGGCGTGGCCATTCTGTGCGCCGCGGTGGCCGTGGTCTTCGGTGCTGATGCGGCGCGGGCGTGGGAAGACGCCATTGTCGCCGGCGGTGGCCTGGCGGCGGTCGTCTTGGCGCTGATGCGTGACCCTGGCCGGACTGACTAAGCCTATGGCATTCTTGCACAAGATGCTGGCCCTACTTTGGCCGGCGAGGGCGGCGGCGCACGGCAAGACTCCCCAGCCAGAAGCGCCGTCGCCCATACCCATCCTGGCGCCGCATGAAGGGCTGCTGTCCCGTGCGGCGATCATGGTCAGCGCCCACGAGGGTTTCCGAGCCGAGGCGTATCGCTGCCCCGCCGGCCGGGCCACGATCGGCTTCGGCACGACCCTGTATCCCGATGGCCAGCCGGTGCGACTGACGGATCCGCCGATCACCCGAGAAAAGGCGCTGGCCCTGCTAGCGTATGACTTGAAGGGCGCGGTGCAGGCCGTGAATGCCCTGGTCACTGTGCCGCTGACTGAAAACCAGCGGGTCGCGCTGCTGTCGTTTGTCTACAACGTGGGCCGGGGCGCTTTCGCCACGTCCACCCTGCTGCGGAAACTGAACGCCGGGGACTATGCCGGCGCTGCGGCCGAGTTCCCCCGTTGGAATAGGGCAGGGGAGCAGATCCTGCCCGGCCTGGTGAAGCGGCGGGCTGCAGAGGCGGCGCTGTTTCGGGCCTGATCCCGCCAGCCTACAGGGCCAGCCCTGCCGCCGTACCACAACAAATCGGGCGCCGGATTTTGCAGTGGTTTTGGGGCGGCCGGCACCCCACAAAAGCCTTCCGACTTATAGGGGGGGGGTTAGGTGAATCTTGGCCGCGCAACGGTTCGCTGGCCATTTTGGTTTGCGGAAATACCCGTAAGTCATTGATTTTTGAAGGTAGGCGCCGCCTGCAAACCTTGGCCTAAGCCACTGATCTGCAAAAATATTGGCACTCCCTCCGGGCGCGCCACCTATCACCAAAATCCTTTATTTTACAAAGTGCTAGGTGGAAGGTTTGCAAACTGCCCTGGGGTGGTTTGCAAGTCGCCGTTCACTCTTTGACCAGCCGCGCCACCTTCCGCATGGCTTCTTCGGCCATCCGGCGGCGGTCGGCCTGGGCCGTGTACCGCTGGGCTTCGGCCAGGGTGCGGTGGCCCAATATCGACATGATCTCGTGCGCGGTGCAGCCGGCTTCCGCCAGGCGCACACCGCAGGCTTTCCGCAGGCCGTGAGGGCTGCGTCCGGCGGCAATGCCGGCATCGTCGCACCATCCCCGGAAACTGTTGTAGAAGCCGCGCGGGCTGCGGCTGGTGCCGTTTGGCAGTGCCAGCCACGTCAGGTGCTTGTGCTGTATCAGCGCCAGTTCGGCGGCCAGGGCCGGCAAGATCGGGATTGCCACCGGCTCCTTGGTTTTGATCTGCCGGATGTGGATGGCGCCATTACGGACATGCTGCGGCCCCATGCCCATCACGTCGCTGCGCCGCTGGCCGGTGTTCAGCAACAACTCGAACGCCAGCCGGGCGACGCTGCCGGCAGGGTGCTTGGCCCGATAGGCGGCAATCTCGGCTTCCGACCACGTGGCATACCCTTCGGTCCGATAGGTGTGCCGTTCCACATCGGCGGTGGGGTCATCTTCGCGCCACCCCAGGGCCACAGCATGCCGCATGAGCAGCCGTAGCAGGCGTAGCCGGTGGTTTGCCGCCGTGGGGTGTGCGGCCTTCTCCTGCATCAGCTTTGCCACAGCCGCCCGGTTCAGCAGCCGGACCGGCTTGCCGCCGTGGTCCCGGCGCATTTCCTCGACAATCCGGCGGTAGGGCGCCTGCGTGGTTTCCCCCAGGCCGCAAAACGCGGCGCTGCGGTAAAAGGAAATGGCCAGAGCATCCAGGCTGCCAGGGGCGGCGCGCTCCTCTTTTTCCTTGGGAAGGGCGGTTATGTACGCGGCCATGAACTCCGGGCTTCCGGGTTCGCCGGGCAGGGAAATCGCCTTGCAGCCGGGCAGCCGAAGGTAATGGCGCACGCGTCCGTGCCGGTCACGGAAGCGGTGAACGTGCCGAAGCCGGATTGCGGGCATTAGGTCAGCCAGGGGTTGTGCTCCGCCAATGCTGCCCCGCGACCGGCTTTGCCGTCCAGCCAGCGATCCAGATCATCGCGCAGCCAGCCAACAACTCCCTGAGACAGCCGGACTTCGGTCAACTCTGGGGCAATGGTGGCTAGGAAGTGCGTCTTGCTGACGTCCAGATAGGCGGCGGCCTTCTCGGCCCGCAGCAAGCGGGGCCAGTATGGCAGGCGCGATCCGTCAGCCATGGCCCAGCCTTCCCTGCACTTCGGCGCGCAGCCGGAAGACCTCGCGCAACGGCAGCCCGGCGCGCAGATGGACTTCAAACGGATCCCGCTTCGCCTTCAGCATACCCCTAGCCTTATCCAGCCGGCGTTCCACCGCCTCGTCCGCGTACTCTGGCCGCTGCAGCCGGGCCGGCAGCGGGCCTGCGTCTTCCACTGGCGCCGGTATTGGCCTGAGCGCCACCTGGCGGGGCGGCTTCGGCGCCTTCGGCTTTGCGGCTTTCTCGGCTCGGCGCTGCTGGCTCCTGGCCTTCAGCACCGCCCGGCCAACATCCAGCCGGCTGGGCAGGCCCAGCCGCTTGCGCGCGTCCTGCAGGGCCTGCGTCGTGCTGACCGGCTTCGGCGCTGGGATAGCGTTCACCTGCTCCAGCAAAACCGTCATCGACAACGGATCCAGCCAGTGTTCGCGCAGGTATTGCTGGCGAGCCTCAGTCCAGACATCCGGCGGCGGGACAGTTTGAATGAGGTGCTGACGCTTCAAGCCCATCCGAACGGCCAAGTTATGCACTTGGCTAGGATCAGTGAGTGGCTTCCCCGGCAGCGTGTTCAGCGCATCAATGATGCCCTGGATGTGCAAGGTCGAGGTTGCGTAGTTCTCGCGCATCCAGGCTTTGCGCTCTGGCGTGCGGATTGTCTGGCTTGGATCACCTCGCATCAGTCTTGATCCCCGGCTTCCGCTTCTCAATCTGGCCCCGGCGCTGCAGCGCCCTGGCCTTCGTCCTGACCTGGCTGGTGGTCAGCCCCAGCCGCTTGGCGATCTGCTCATACGTCGCCGCCGTGCCGCACAGTTCGACCAGTGTGGCCACAGCCTCGGGCGTCCAGACGCGATCGGCGGTTGGCTGCCGCATGGCGGCGCGCTGCTTGGCCTGGGCGATCAGCCCGGCTTCTGCGCGCACCAGCAGGACGCCGACCGGATCAGCGCCGCCGTCTATGCCGTGACGGGATAGCCATGCGGTGATGCGGTGATGGTCGGTGGTGTTCATTCAGGCACCCCCGGCGGCTGCGGCGCGGCGGCGAGCAATAATTCACGGGCGCGCCCACGTATCTTTGCCATGAAGTGCCGGCGATCATCCTTGCGCCCATAGAACACGGCGCTATTCAGCGGTTCGCTAGCTGGGGTGGCGAGGTTTTCAAGAAAATCCCGCCACTCCGGCGGCACCCGCTGCGCCTCGGACAGCGCGGCGCGGAGGCGGGTGATTTCGTCGGCGCCTTCCTGCATATAGGCATGCAACACACCATCAGTCTTTGCACCAGCACCGCCAAAGATGCCTTCGCGCAGCCGCTCCACGATATCAGTCATTGACATACGTCCCATCTGACCAGTTCAGAATGAATGTCGCAACTTCATCAATCGGCCCTGCAAACAAAATAGATGTGTCGTTGTTAATCACATCATGCTTCTTCACGATGTATCCGCCATGTTTGGCGCGGATGATAAGGATACAATCATTCATGCGGCGCTTCCTTGATTGGCGTCTCAAGAGCTTCTGCGGCAATCAACGCCAAGCAATCAGAACGATGACACGCGCGCCAACGGGCGCCGCTGTTCGGCCCATCGGTGGTTGCGGCGGCTACCACACGCGCTTGTTCTAAGGTGTCGCACCCGCACATCAGCCATGACGCCAGCCGCTCCCGCATATCCTCCTGCCCGGCGCGATAGGCGGCGGCGATTTGGGCTTTGATCATTTTGTTGAGGATGTCTATCGGCCACGCATCGTCTGGCACTGGCGTTGCATCTCGCCAGGAAATGCGCCACCCTACACCAGCAATCATCTCGTAAATATCGCGGCCAAAATCCTGCTTTGGTTTTTCCGGCACGCCGTTCCATGCGTCAGTCATTTCCGCTTCCCTTCAGTGCGCGAATGGCGGCCGCGATTTCTCGCGCTTCATGGTCCATACCAGCGGCGCATGCGGCGGCTAGATCAAAACAGCGGGTGTTACCTGCCGCGCTGGCGCGTCGTATTGTGTCGCGAAACTTCTTGTCTGATCCGTGGGCGTGGCTGTCGGCGATGCGCGCGGCTTCTTCCAACGCATCGGCCCGCGCAGCTTTCAGTTGCCGGTCTTTGATGTCCAGCAGCAACTTGAGGCGATCAATCTCAGCCTCTTGCTCTTCGAAGTAATCCATCATAGCGCACCCTCCGTCAGCAGTTTTGTTCGGATGGCAGCAACGATGTCGTAAGCGTCGCCTTGATGAATGGCAAACTGCTTGGCGATTTCCGCCGCCGCCTCGATCCCTTCCCGCCGGGCCGCAGCTTCGCGGGCCGCGACTTCGGCGGGCGTGAGGCAGGGGCCGATGTAGCGGACTTCTTGTTGTTTGGCCGCAGATGCAAGGCCTCGACCGCGCCAAACTTGCGGCATGCTGCACCACAACACCGGCTCTGGTCGCGCCCATGAATATCGCTCATGCAGCCAATGCCACCCGTCACGCTCTGGGTGCAGCGGCACGCCGTTCCATGCGTCAGTCATCCCCGCCTCCCTTCAGCGCGGCGCGGGCAATTTTGCATCCTTCCTCAAGCCACTCACCAAAATCGAGCGCCCCCACATCATCCAACCACCACGACAGCGCCTCCCGCAGCCGGGCGCGTTCGGCCCGAAGCCGGTCGTTTTCATCCAGAAGCCGATCAAGTTTAGCCATCACAGCTTTCAGTTCATTAGCGGTCATCCTCGCCTCCATTCAGCGCAGCACGCGCTTCCGCAATCACCGCATCACACACAATCGGATTGCCGCTGAGATGCACCTGCACGTGGTCAGTGTTTTCCCCGGCGAGATATGTAACCAGCTTCCGCAGCCGGTCGCGCTCGGCCATCAGCGCCTCGCAATACAGCGCCGCATCCAGTAGTTCTTCCTTCAGATGCTGCAGCCAGTCTCGCGCCGTCAGGTCGTCGCGGGCCAGCGTCGTGCCGTACTTGGCCTGCCCCCGCGCGCTGCGGTCCTGCAACTCGGCGATGACGCGGGCGACGATGGGGTCGGCCGTTGCTGGAGCGGGATCTGCATCGTCAACTGAATCGTGTCCGCGGTCATGGTCCAGCAACCCACGCCAATCGTTGATTGCGTCGGTCTGTTCAATGCCCCGGATCTCGCAAAAGTCAGGGCGCAAGAGAACTTCGCCTTCGGCGGTTTCCCAATTCCAAATCAGAACGCCGTAAACAACCCCGCCGCAGGCATCTTTACGGCGTATTTTCTTGTCGCCCCATTCGGGGCTGGCCAGCTTCCAGTGGCGGGGAGTTCGGATAGCATCCGCCATCACAGCATCACCCCCGCCATGATCGCGCAGGCCACCACGAGGGCAGCCAGCGCACCAATAAAACCGAGGTTGACCATCGCGCACCTCATTTGAAGATCACCGCCAGGAAGACCGCGTAAGCAAACCCAACGGCGACGCAGAACGTCCAGAAGTCAGTGCTGTCCATCACGCAGCGCGCTTGCGCTCGGCGCGGACCTCATCCACCCAGCGCGAGGCAGTGGCGATCGGCACGCCGTACTCCTCCGCCACCCAGCGGGCCGTCTTGCCGGCGCGGATATCGCCCTTGGCTTCGGTCTCGTCGTCGGTGGTGGCGAGCGGCTTGACTGGGGTGGCCGGCCTGACTGGCGGCTGGGCCCGCGCCCAATCCGGCAGCCACAGGTAAAGCACGCCGCCCTGCGCCTGGTGCTCCATAGGCTCGGCCTTGCGCGGGCCGCTCTCGACGTGCGGCAAAGGCACGACGAACGAACCGCATCCAGTGCGCAGCGCTACCTTGCGGCCGCCCTTGGCCTGCGGCACCAGGCGCAGCATGCCTTCGGTCGCGGCGTGGTCCACACGGACACGCAACTCAGCGTCAGCCTTCGTCCATCCAAGCGCCTGCAAGGTGGGTGCGCTGATGGTCAGGCCGGCCCCTGGATTACCCTTGCTCGGACAACGCCAGCTCAGCGTCACGCGCTGGGCGCGGGAGTTGGGAGCCGTGTTGAAAGGGATTTCCTCCCACACGGCATCGGTCGGGATCAGGCGCATCACTCGGCGCCCCCTTTCGGCGCACGCGGAGGCAGCCCTTGCGAATACCGAGTGGCCAGACGCTCGACCGCGTGAAGGTGCTGAGCGATCAGCCGAAAGTCGGCATCGCGTTCCACGGCAGCGCGACGCAGCTCCAGCAGCAGAGCGTCAAACGCTGCCAGCACGTTGTTCTGTTCATTCATTGGTGTGTTCCTGTGGTGGTGGGGAAGGGACGCGGGGCACTCAGGCCGCCGCGTCGGTGGCGGTGGCCATCCGCTGCTCGATCAGACCGCGGATGGCGTCCACGTCATCGGCAAAACCCAGGCCGGCCACAGTGACGAAATTCTCGCGGTTCGCCTCGACCCAGGCGGTGAGTTCCTCAGGCACCTGGAGGATATTGATCGCGCGCTCGCAGGCCTTGGACCACACCACGATGGCAGGCGCGCCAGACGCGCTGGCTCGCAGCACCACCTCACGGCCGTCAGGTGCCACCAGTGGCAGGCCATCGTCCTGCGGCGCCTCGGCCGGCGGCTGGCCCTTCTGCTGGCGCAGGTGATCGACCATACCGCCGGGCATGACCTCGGCCTGGACGTTGCGCGGTTCCTCGGCCGGAAACTCCTCGGGGCTGTACACGCCCAGCATGACTTCCGGTGTGTGCCGGCGCGCCCATACGCGGGCGCCGTGATAGGCCAGCTGCTGGTCAGGCTGGGTTTGCCAGACCTTGTTGTTGGTCTTGGCGTCGCCCAAGCGCACCGTCACCGTTTGCGGTGTTGCTTCGCCGCGCAGCGTGCCGGAGACAGTCACCGTGCGGTCATCGCCGGCGCCGGTGTATGCGTAGTGCAGCCGGCCATTCAGTACGCCGGAGGCCTGCACCGCAGCCGCGACGATCTTGCCCGAAAACATGGGCTTGTTCTGGATGAAGCTGGTCTCCATTGCGACGGCGAAGGGCGACATGTTCCACCGCATGGACTGCTCGATCACGAACAGCGCGCCGCCTGTGGTTTGCAGTTCACGCGCCAGGAAGCCTGCCTTGGCCATCATCCCGGCGAGGTCCATGGCTTCGCGCATGTTTACGGGGACCAGGGCGGAACCGCCCGGCTGGCTGGTGGTGGTGAGGCTCATTGGGCCACCTCTTTCGTGCGGATTGTCAGGGCAGGGGCGGACACCTTCAGCGCCGCGCCGGGGATGGTCTGGCCAGCGCGCAGCAGCGCCAGGATCGCTTGCTTGTTCGGCTCCAGCTTTTCGCGCCAGAACGTCGCCGGCAGCTTGGCCTCGTCGGTGATTTCGACGCTGGGCCGGCCGGCCGTCAGATACGCGACGTGGAACTCCGTCTCGGCCTGCGCCGCGCCGGGATCGCCGCATTCGGCCAGCGCAGCCTGCAGGGCGCCACGGGCGGCGTCATAGGCGCGCACGATCTGGTTGTTCGTGTCGGCCAGCTTGCGGATCCAGCCCTGGACCGCAGCCTCGGCGTCCTTGGCGGCAATCGCGACTTCGACAGCCCAGGCCATCGTGCTGTCCAGCGAGTTTGCGCCGGCACCGCGCCTGGACATCTCGCCGATCCGGCGGATGGCTTCGTTGATGGTGGCCATCGCGACCACGGCATCGTCGTGCCTGATCTGGTCCGGCTCGCGCAGGTCGTCCATGTCCTGCCGCAGTTGCAGGGCAATATCGTCGGGTGTCATCGGATTTCCCTCGGCATTTCGTTTGATTGTTTGGCCGCAGCGTTCATCAGCCGGTCGGCTTCGACGGTGTTCCGCCACCAGCCGAAGTCGTCGCCGGCTTCCTGGGCGGTCTTGGCCGCGTCGTACCGCACGGCGGCGCGGGCGCGCTGGCATGGCGCGCTGTCCATCCAGGCGGGCGTCGGCGGGAAGGAGAAAAACGGTTTCCGGCTCACCACAGGCGCTCCTGCGTAAGCTGGGCCATCTGCACCGCGCGCACCGGGTGGTGCGCCAGGTCAGCGGCGATAAAGCTGTCGATCGCCAGATTGACGCCGGTGCCGACGATGAAAACGGCCAGCGTCATGAAAACCAGCGTGCCGACGAGTTCGATCGCGTCGGACATGATCAGCACATCCACCGGATCGCGTTTTCGAGTTCGCGCACCTTGTCAGCGATAGCCTGTGCTACCTGCGCGCAGGGCAGGCGCTGCTTCGGCACCTGCTGCACGAAGTCCATCAGATCGCAGGCAGCCGCCTCTACGGCCTCCCAGGCTTCGGCGCGCTGTTCGTGACGGTCACGCTCGGCCAGCCATTCACCATACGTCTGGTGATCGCTGCCGGGGCGGCTTTCCTCGTGGCGCTTTTCCAGTTCGGTGAAACCGAACAGCTTGGCAGCGCGGGCCTGGGTCTGCGTGTAGGACACTGGTGTGGCACTCCCGTTTGGGTGTGCTGGTTAGATACGCTAACCACTCAGCGTCAGTCCAGAAGAAAGTTTAGTGGCGCTCACCAAAATGGATTGAGGCGCTCGCCAACTCGATGACGCCCTGGGGCGGCGCGGCCGGTCGGAACCTATATGGTTACATTCATTGACGTCGGAATGTTATCCGCGATATCCACAGAAATCGGAGGAAGAAAAGCCTATTTAATCACGAGCTTGTGATGGCATTATTAGTCACGAAAGGAGGAGCGATGACCCCCAATCGCTTGAAAAACAAAGAACTATCCAGTGACAGAAAGCCTGATTCAGCCTTGGTTTTGGAGTTTCCGCGGCCGTTGCGGATTGTCCGGCTCACTGGGACCGCGGGTGTTGCCCAGCAGCTTCAGCGCAAACTGGCGCTCCGGCGGGCTAAGGCGGCGCCAGAGGGTCAGGAGTTCTAGCTCCTCGGCGTCCTGCACGATTTGCCCCTCGTAGGGGGCGCCTGGTCCGATGAAGGACTGGGCTGAGATTTCAAAGACCGAGCAGATATCAATGATCCGCTCAAGGTCGGGTGTGGTCAGCCCGTTTTCCCATTGCGAAATGGCGCCGTGGGTGATCCCCAGCCTGCGGGCCAGGAATCGCTGCGACCAGCCGCGCCGCTGCCGCTCCGTTCGGATGAGCTCACCAATCTCCATGGGGTTAGTTTGCCATGCAGATTGGTAAATCTCACTGGACATAGACTGTATAGTACTGCTAACCACTAAGCCATGCACGGCATGGACCTCCTCCGCTCCCAGCGCGGCCTCCTGACCAGGGTGGCAGCAGCGATCGGCTTGACCCGCAGCGCCGTCTGCCAATGGCAGCGCATCCCAGCCGAACGTGTCCCAGAAGTTTCGCGCATCACTGGCATTCCGCGGCACCTGTTGCGTCCTGACCTTTATGACGCCGATGGCGCAGAGGCTGCCTAATGGCGCCTCGTGTTGCATTGGAATTGCAGTCCAAGCACGAAGCGGTGAACCGCGGGGCCGTCGTTGAACTGGTGCGCCTGCTGAAGCGGCTGCACCCGACGAAGGAAGCGCATTGGCTTGCCGCGCAGGCGATCGGCACCAGCGAACGCTGGATCCGCGCGATCTACTTTGGCGAACCGTGCGCCGTCACCGACGAGCAGGCGCGTCTAGCGAATATCGCCAGGGCGAACTTGCTGGACCAGGAAATCGCGCGGCTGGGGGAAATACGCCGCGCGCTGATCACCAAAAGGGGGACTGATGAGGGGCTGGCTGGCGGGGATGCTGCTGAAGTGCGCGGGGGCGCTTACTGATGCGGCGCGACGGGTTCTTTCCAGCAAGCAGCGAGCAGCAGAGCGCGGTCTGCCACGCTGGCCGTAGGCAGCGGGGCCGCGCATGACCTGCGCCAAGAAACACGTCCGCGCCGAACTCTACACCGCGCAGGGGACGTTCGTTGGCACGAACGACTGCGAGAACCCGCAGGCCATTTGCCCGCGCAGCCCGGCGATGCGGAACGATTACGCGCTCTGCGCCAGCCTGTGCCGCCAGCCGGATCACGCTGAGACGGCTGCGATCAACGCGGCGCTGGACGCCGGCGCCGTGCTGGACGGCGCGAAGATGCGGATTTTTCATCATCGCGTATGCCCAGGTTGCGAGCAGGAAATGCGGCACCACGGCATCCGGTGGGAGTGCATTGGGGGGACGCATGAACATTCTTGAATGGGCCGCCAGCGCGCAGCCCGGCGACACATTTTCATATGCACGCGGCAACCTTGCCTATCTACGCAATGAGCGAAGCAAGGCGCAGCGTGCTGACACGGCAGCATCGGTGATGCTGGGGATTATGTGTGATGCCGCCAGTGACGCTTGGCGGCTCTACGGACAGGGCACTGTGACGCTGGTGCAGCGTCGGCTCGGTTTTGACGATTACGAATATCTCGCTGTGCGCCTGAGGGCGCGCGCATGAGCTCCGGCGTGGCAGCCCGCCGAGACGGTAGCCAGTCCGTCGCCACGGCTGTGGACGTTTCCTCCCGGACTACCCCGGCGGTGGTCGCAACCACTGCCGGGGGCTTTTCGGGCGGACGCGTCGTCGCGCTTCCGATGTTGCGCTGTGGCCGCTGCGGCGATGAGTTTGCCGGCCTATCGGCGAACTGCCCCGCCTGCGCCCGCATCGTTGGCATCATTGAGGCCTGCACGGCGGCTCAACGGAGGCGCCGTGCATGACTGTTGACCTCCGCGACTACCAGCAAACCGCCGTGGATCATGTGCGCGATGCCTATCGCTCCGGCGCCCGCGCGCCGTTGCTGGTCCTGCCGACGGGTGGTGGGAAAACCGTCGTGTTCTCCCATGTCGCGGCCAACGCCGCCGGGCGGGGCAACACGGTGCTGATCCTGGTGCACCGTCGCGAACTGATCCGGCAGGCTAGCGCCAAGCTCCGTGATGCCGGCGTGCCGCATGGCATCATCGCGCCGGGCCACACGCCCACGCGCGACGCCTGCCAGGTCGCCTCCGTGCAGACGCTGGGCCGGCGGCTGTCCGACCCGCGGTATCCCGTCCCCAGCCTGATCATCATCGATGAGGCGCATCACGCTGTGGCTGGCCAGTGGGCCACGATCTGCGCGGCCTATCCCGAAGCCCGACTGTTGGGTGTCACCGCAACGCCGCAGCGCATGGACGGCCTAGGCCTGGGCATCGAGGCCGGCGGTCCGTTCGATCACCTGGTGCTGGGGCCATCGATGGCGGACCTGATCGAACGAGGCTTCCTGACGCCGGCTCGTGTCTTCGCTCCAGCCGAGGCGCCCGACCTGTCTGGTGTCCGCACGCGTGGCGGCGATTACGAGGCTGGGGCCCTGGCCCAGGCCATGGCTGCGCCGCGCATAGTCGGCAACGCCGTCGAGCACTACGCCCGCCACACGCCCGGCTTGCCGGCCATCCTGTTCTCGCCGTCCGTTGCTCATGCCGAGGCCACTGCCGAGGCCTTCCGCGCGGCCGGCTGGCGCGCCGTGGCCGCCAGCGGCAGCACTGAGCCAGCCGCCCGTGATGCCGCCATCAACGGCCTCGCTACCGGGGCGGTCCAGGTGCTGTGCAGCTGCGACCTGATCAGCGAAGGCCTGGACGTGCCGGCGGTGTCCACCGTGATCCTGCTGCGCCCCACGAAATCACTAGGCCTGTACCTCCAGCAGGTGGGTCGTGGCCTGCGGCCTGCGCCCGGCAAAACCCATCTGACCGTCCTTGACCATGCCGGCAACACGCTGCTGCATGGCATGCCTGACGCCCCGCGCGATTGGACCCTAGCGGGCCGCGAGCGGGGCAAGAAAAAGGACCCCATCGAGGCCTCGCGCCAGTGCCCGAGCTGCTTCGCGGTGCATACCCCTGCTGGCGAGTGCCCCGAGTGCGGCCACCAGTACGAAACCGCGCCGCGTGAAATCGAGCACGTCGAGGGCGATCTGTCCGAGGTGGACGCCGCCCGCCTGACTGCCCTGCGCCAGCGTCCGCTGCGGGAACTGCTGCGTGCCGCGCAGGATCGCGACGCCCTGAAGGAAATCGCCCGAGCCCGTGGCTACAAGCCCGGCTGGGTGCATCACATCATGCAGGAACGGGCGGCCAAGCAGGGGAGGGCCACCGCGTGACCCATCGCCCCGAATCCCACATCCAGGCTGATCTCCTGCGGTACTCGCGTGGCGATACCCGGCTGTTCCGCAATCACGTCGGCCAGGGCTGGACCGGCCAGCTGGTGCGGCGGGAGGGCGATCTGGTTGTCCTGGCCAACGCGCGCCCGGCGCGGTTCGGGCTCTGCGAGGGCAGCGCCGACCTGATCGGCTGGCACGCCGGTCGGTTCCTGGCCGTCGAGGTGAAATCCCGCTCCGGCCGGGCCTCGGCACTTCAGACCAACTTCATCGAGCGCGTGCGTGAGGCGGGCGGCATCGCCGGCATCTGCCGCAGCGCCGACGACCTCGAAGCTCTACTGCGTGGAGGGTTGCTGTGATCGTCCCGTTCCCCACCATTCAGCGTCCTGCGCTGCATCTCGCCGACCCGGCCCGCGCCGAGACTGAATGGCGCGCCTGGGCCGCCCGCACGGCGCGTGACGCCCCCGTCTGGGCCTATGACCCGGATCATATCAACGGCTACGCGCTGGATATCCTGCCGCGCGTCTGTGCTGAGATCGGTACCGGCGAGGCCCTGACCAGCATCGCGCGGCCGGCCTGGTGGTTCTGGGGCGGCCAGGGTAGCGGCAACGTCATCGTGCTGCGCGCCAAGCTCGGAAGCCGGGCCGTGCTGTGCATCGACCGCGCCACTGGTGAGTGGGACTGCCCCGCTGCCAGTCGCCGCGGCGAAACCCTGGTGCACCTCGCCGCATGGCGCTGGCGTACCACCGACGCCAAGGCCGCGTGGCGGCTGGCGCGTATCTGCGGGCTGAAGCGCCCGCTGGCCGCATGAGCGCGTTCATGGACGACCTGCAGGACTTCAACGCCGCCCTGGCCGCCAACCGGCCGGCTGAGATCGTTCGCCATCCTCGGGCCCAGGAGCCTTCCGCTGCCCTGGGCGGCGCGCCGTTCCGCTGCCTGGGCCATGACCGTGGCCGGTTCTTCTTCACCACGGCCGAGGGGCGCCAGGTGGTCAGCCTGAACGCCAGGGCCCTGCACACCGCCGGCGAGCTGGTGGCGCTGGCGCCGCTGTCCTGGTGGGAGGGGGCTTTCCCTGGCAAGGCTGGGTTCCTGGCCGCCGCCGCTGCCGACAGCCTGATCCGCGCCAGCTACGCCGCCGGGGTCTTCGATCCCGCCCGCATGCGCGGCCGCGGCGTCTGGCTCGATGCCGGCCGCACCGTCGTGCACCTCGGCGATCGGCTGATTGTGGACAGCAAGGCCACGCCCATCCCAGACCTGGACACGATCCATATCTACGAGCAGGCCCGCGCCCTGCCGATCGGTATCGCCGAGGCGGCCAGCGACGACGAGGCGCGGCGGCTGCTGCGGGTATGCACCGAAGCGGCTTGGGCCAATCCAGACCGCGACGGCCGCTTGCTGGCCGGCTGGATTGTCTGCGCCATGGTCTGCGGTGCGCTGCGTTGGCGGCCGCATCTGTGGATCACCAGCGAGGCTGGCGGCGGCAAGTCGTGGATCCTCGACAACATCATCCGGCCATCTCTCCGGGAGCTGGTCCTGGTGGTGCAGTCCAAGACATCCGAGGCCGGCATCCGCGGCGAACTCGGCAGCGATGGCCGGCCGGTGCTGTTCGACGAGGCCGAGACGCAGAACGACAGCGACCGACACCGGATGCAGCAAATCCTGGACCTCGCGCGCCAGGCCTCGTCCGATGACGGTGGGGCCATCGTGAAAGGCACCCGTGAGGGCGGTTCGCGCGCCTACCTGGTCCGGTCCTGCTTTGCCATGGCCAGCGTGAACCTAGGCCTGTCGCAAGCCGCCGATGAGTCCCGCTTCGTGGTGCTGGCGCTTGGTGCTGGCGATCCAGCGCAGTTCGCCGAGTTGAAGCGCCGCCACGCGGAGGCCTTTACCGATGGCTTTGCCGCCCGGCTGTTCGCTCGCTGCCTGCGGCTGCTGCCAACGATCCGCCACAACGCCGACGTCCTGGCCGACGCCATCGCCCGTACCGGCGCTGGGCGCCGCGCAGGCGACACGCTCGGCGCCGTCATGGCTGGGGCGATGTCACTGGTGAACGATCACCAGATCACGCCAGCCGAGGCCGATGCCTTGGTGGCCGAGCGAGAGTGGGTCCGCGTCGCTGCCGCCGAGGCCAAACCCATGCCGGAGTGGCGCCGGGCCCTGGCGCGCCTAGTGCAGCATGAGGTGCGCTACACCAACCGCAACGGCCGCCCGGAAGTTTCGACGGTGGGTGATTTGATCGGCGCCTGCATCCAGGGCGACGAATCAATCGCCGCCGCCGATGCGGAAGCCACACTGCGCCGCCACGGCATGCGAGTGGATAACACAGGCAGGTTGAGGATCGGGAATCGCTCGGAGGCAGTTGCCGCTCTGTTCCAGGGAACACCATGGGCAACTGGGTGGCTTGCCACGCTGGCACGCACACCAGGGGCAGAGCGTGGCGTTCCGACACGGTTCGGACCAGTATATCAAGACCGCGCGCTCGCCATTCCGCTTGACGTGATGACGAACGAGGCCGTCGAATGACTGCCGCCCTGTTACGGTTGTTACGGTCTGGGATTTTGGGCGTAACAGAAAATCGGCTGAAATCTGCGGGGTGTTACGGTGTTACGCGCGTTACGCGCGTCCTGTGTTCGTGCGTGTGTGTGCGTGTACTCTCTTTATTATTTACTGTAACAAACGTAACAAGCGTAACAACGCAGATTTCACCGGCTCAAATCTGTTACGCATACCGTTACGGCCAGCCTAGCGTCGTAACAGCCAGGGTGCGGCTATGACACCCAGCACTGGCCCTAGTTTCGACGCACTCCCAGCCCTGCGCTCTGCCGTGCGTCACACGCGCGCCGGTCATATCCAGCCGGCCATGGCGATACTCCGCGCGGCTCATGAGGCAGGAGACTGGCACACACAGGCAGCCCTGGAGGCGCCTATGGCCCTGCTGGCGTCTGGCTACGCCGACCTGGCCCTGACCGTGCTGGACGGCACCGTGAGGCGGATGGAGGCGGGGCGATGATGGTGGCCGCCTCAGCTCACCCCAGCACCGCCTTGCGGAGCAGCGCATTGGCCTTGCTCTGCCAGCCTGGGCCGTCTGCCCGCAGCTTTTCCAGCACGTCCTTGTCCAGCCGAATGGATACGGCCTCCTTGGTCTGCCCAGCAGGGCGACCACGCGAACGCCGAAAGGCCGCCACAAGATCGGGGGCAACCTCAGTCGCCGGACGGGCGCGGGCAAAGTCCTCCGCAGTCCGCTCTGGGTTATCCGGGTCAGCCTCGATGCCGCGCTGGATGGCGGCGTTTTCCTCGTCGGTCGGCCAGTGGATGTGGGCCGGAAGTGATTTAGGCCGTCGCATACAGCAAGACCTCCTTTTGGTTGGCTTTCCGCAAACTGATGATCCGAACAGATCGGCGCTCGATGCTGTAGACCAGCACATGAACGCGCGCCCTAATCAGGCCGTAAGCGATCAAGCGCGGTTCATCGTGTCGCGTGTCAGCCTGAATGGTCGCCGTCTCCCATTCGAAATCGTCAATCGCCCCAAACGCCACGCCATGCTTGGCGAGGTTCGCAGCGGCTTTGGCGGGATCGAACGTGTGGCGCATGTGCAGAATGTATATACGAGAAATGCGCCACGCAAGAGAATAAACGTATATTCGAAAAATATCTTGATGCCGCAGAGGCTACGGGGCTGAAGCCATGGAAAACCGTCAATCGGACGAAAACCGCACGGAGGACGCGCCAGAGGGCCGCGACAAGGCCACCGGGCGGTTCACTGCCGGCAACAAGGGCGGCGGCCGTCCTGCCGTCTCCAGGCGCCTGCGTGAGCTATGCCAGCAGCACGCCGACGAAGCGATCGCCGGACTGCTGAACGAGGCGCGCAACGCAGACAGCCCATCGGCCCGCATCGCGGCCTGGACCGCCATTCTGGACCGGGGTTTCGGCAAGCCGACAGTCGGTGAACCCGACGACAACGGACAGCAGGGCGGCAGCTTGATGCTGCGCTGGATGAAACCGGGCGAGGGCGAAGAAAGTGCTTGACGTAACCACGAGCGGATTCCGATACATGGACCTCACGCACTCTCAGGGGCAAAACCCCTCGGAGTGCGGTAGCCATTCAAGGGATCCGATGCGCCGCTGGTATGTGGTGCAGACGCATCCTCGGCAAGAGGCTGTCGCCCAGCGCGAACTGCAACAGCAGGAATACCAAGCATTCTGTCCGATGGTGGCGCGCGAAAGCCGCCTCGGCGTGTTCTTGGTCCCGCTGTTCCCCGGCTACATCTTCGCCCAGTTCGACATCACCAAGCGCTGGCGTTCGATCGCCTCCACCCGCGGCGTGTCCCGTCTGCTGTCAGCCTCGCCCGAACAGCCGATCCCCGTGCCGCCTGGCGTGGTGGAAGAACTGGTCGCGACGGCTTCGCTCCGTTCGGTGATCACCCGCATCGCCCCGCCTCTCATAGCGGCCGGCGCCACTGTCCGTGTGACTGATGGCCCGTTCGCTGATCAGTCCGGCATCTGCCTCTGGTCCGATGACCGCCGCGTCCGTCTGCTGATGGACCTGCTGGGCGGTAAGCGGGAGGTGGCTGTGCCGCGCTCGCACGTTGAACCCGTAGGAACAGAGCAATGGCAAAGAAGCCCACCCAGCGCGGCGGCCGAGGCTGCTGATGGCCGCGAAGGAAGGCACGAAGCGCGACATGGCCGAGGACAAGGCCATGGCCAAGGCGCGCGGCATGACGATGGACGCTTGGGAGAAGTCGGCGGCTGACAAGCAGCACGACGCGCCCAGCAAGCCGGCGGCGCCGGCCAAGCCGAAGCAGCGGTAACGCATGCCGAAGCTCACCATCCTCTCGGATGGCCGGCCTACCTACAGCACCCCCGGCCGGCTCGATCTGGGCGGGGTCATTAGCTTCGACGCAGGGTCCGGTGATACCGTCCTCTGCGCGCTGGACCTGACCGCCTGGGTCGGGTCTTCCAGCCTTTCCGGCACGTCCTGGGTCGTCACGAACGGCACCCTGGGCGCCACCACCAGCGCGAACAACGTCCCGACCGCGCTGGTCACGCTGCCGACCGTGGCGACATACCCCACGGATCCGCTGATGCAGGCTTGCACCGTGGTGCAGCACACCGCGACAGCCGCAGACGGCCGCAGCGTTCACACGACCTTTAGGATCTACGCCCAGGCCCGATGACGGCGGTCATCATACCGTATCGGCCGCGGCCTCAGTTCGAGCCGCTGCACGATACGACCAAGCGATGGCGGGTGGTTGTGGCGCATCGGCGGGCCGGTAAGACGGTCGCGCTGATCAACGACATTCTCCGCAGCGCGGTCGAATGCACCAAGATGCGGCCCCGGTTCGCCTATGTGGCGCCGCACTACGTCCAGGCGAAGGACGTGGCCTGGGCCTACCTCAAACACTTCGCCGGCGTGATCCCCGGCGTGGCGTTCAACGAGGCCGAACTCCGCTGCGACCTGCCGAACAAGGCGCAGATCCGGCTGTACGGCGCCGACAACTATGACCGCCTGCGCGGCATCTACCTGGACGGCCTGGTGGCCGACGAATACGCCGACTTCCCCGAGCAGGCTTGGCCGTCTGTCCTGCGCCCCGCTCTGGCTGACCGCGAAGGCTGGGCCGTGCTGTGCGGCACACCAAAGGGCCGGAATGCCTTCTGGGAAGCCTACCGGGACGCGCAGAACGACCCCGAATGGTTCACGCTGATGCTGAAGGCCAGCGAGACGGGGCTGCTGCCGGACACCGAACTGCAGGCGATGCTGGCGACCATGGGCGCCGACCGCTACGCGCAGGAACTGGAGTGCTCTTTCGACGCAGCCGTGATCGGCAGCTACTACGGCAGCCTGTTGGACGAAGCCCAGACCGGCGGCCGGATCACCAGCGTGCCGCACGACCCCGCCGCCGAGACTGAGACGTGGTGGGACTTGGGCGTCGGCGACAGCACCGCCATCTGGTTCGTGCAGCGGGTCGGCATGGAGATCCGCGTCATCGACTTCTATGAGATGACCGGCGAGGGCCTGCCGCACTACGCCAAGGTGCTGAAGGACAAGCCTTACATCTACGGCCGGCACGTCGCCCCGCACGATATCGGGGTCCGCGAGTTCAGCACCGGCCGCAGCCGCCTGGACATTGCCCGCGACCTCGGCATCCGGTTCGACGTGGCGCCCAGGCTGCCGATCGACGATGGCATCAACGCCGTGCGGGTCACGCTGCCCCGCTGCTGGTTTGACGCCACGAAATGCGCCGATGGGCTGGAGAAGCTGCGGCTCTACCGCAAGGACTATGACGAGCGGCTTAAGGCGTTCCGCGATCGGCCCCGGCATGACTTCACGTCCCACGCCGCCGACGCCTTCCGCACCGGCTGCCAAGTCGATCCGCCCCGCGCCGTGACCCTGCAACAGCCGAAGCTGAACGTCTCCTGGCAGGGCAGCCAGAACGCCTGGATGGGCTGACATGACCGAGATCGAACGTGTCGAACGCGGCCGGGCTTTGGCCGTCTCCGTTTCACCGGCTGCCGTGTGCAGCGCCAAGGGCGGCCCCGTCCGGTTCGGGATGCCGCGCAACATCAACCTTCCCATGGTCCGCATTGCGGGCGAGGATTTCGACGCCATGTCCGATGACGACGTGACGCAGATGCTCCGCAATGCGTGGGCGGATGCGCTGTAATGGCTAAGGATTACGTTTCCGAGGCCCGCGAACTCTATGACGCGGCGGAACTCGTCGAGCAGGACAACTTCACCGAGGCGCTGGAAGACCTGCGCTTCCGCGCCGGCGAGCAGTGGGACACGGTGCTGGAAAAGGCCCGCCGCGCCCGTGGCGTGCCGGTCCTCAAGATCAACCGCATTCCGCAGTTCGTGAACGCCGTGACCGGCGACATCCGGCTGAACCCACCGGCGGCCAAGGTGCGCCCAGCCGGCGGCGGCGCCACGAACAAGATGGCGGCCACGCTGACCGGCATCATCCGCAATATCGAGGCCCAGAGCCGCGCCCAGCAGGTCTATATCAGCGCGGTGGAGAACGCCGCCATCTGCGGCCAGGGGTTCTTCCGCGTCACCACCGAATACAGCGAGGATGACGGCTGGGATCAGGATATCCGCATCCGGCGCATTCAGTCGCCGCTGGCCGTGATCTTCGACCCCGGCGCTTCTGACCCGCTGCGCGAGGATGCCCGCTACTGCTTCGTGCGCGACTGGATGCCGAAGGAGGAGTTCAAGCAGCGGTTTCCGAAGGCGTCCACCGCCGGCTGGGAAGGCAACGGCGCCCGCGGCGAATGGAAGAACTGGCTGACCTCCGACGCGGTGCTGGTCTGCGAATACTGGCGCAAGGTGCCGGTGAAGCGGAAGCTGCTGCTGATGGCGAACTATAGCACGTTCGACATCACCGACTTGGAAGACCAGCAGATTGTCGGGCTGATCCAGCAGAACGGCGGCGGCTATATCCGCGAGCGCATGGTGGACACCCACCGCGTCGAAATGCGGCTGATGAACGGGGTGGAGGAACTGGAGGAGCCGACCAAGTGGATTGGCCGGCACATCCCCATCATCCCCGTGATCGGCCATGAGGTTCACGTCGGCGATCGGGTGGTCCGGCACGGCCTGGTGCGCTTCCTGCGCGACCCGCAGCGCCTGTTCAACGTCCACCGCAGCGCCCTGGCCGAGATCGTGGCCAGCACGCCGAAGGCGAAGTGGATGGGGACGCCGCAGATGTTCGCCGGGCATGAACAGTATTACGCGAACTCAAACGTCGAGAACTACGCCTTCCTGCCGTTCACCCCGGATCCGCAGTTCCCAACCGGCCCGCAGCGCATCGCGCCCGACGCCCCGAACCAGCAGCTTCTGGCTGAGATCAGCCTGACGACGCAGGACATGGAGGCCACCACCGGCATCTACCGCGAGCAGATGGGCCGGGAGAGCAACGCTCAGTCTGGCCGGGCAATCCTGGCGCGGCAGCGCGAAGGCGACACCGGGACGTTCATCTACTCCGACAATCTGTCCGAAGCGGTGGCCTATGCCGCCAGCATGATGATCGACCTCATCCCGAAGGTGTACGACACGCCCCGCATCGTCCGCACGCTGGGCGAGGACGGCAGCGAAGACTTCGTGCAGGTCAACTTTGAGGATCCGATCACCGGCCAGAAGGTCAACGACCTGTCGGCTGGCAAATACGACGTCACGGCCTCCACCGGCCCGAGCTACAGCACCCGCCGCGAAGAAGCCCGCGAGAGCATGATGGCGTTCTTCCAGGCGTCCCCCGACGCGGCCAAGCTGGCCGGCGACCTGTTCGCCGAGGCGATGGACTGGCCGGACCACGAGAAGATCGCCGCTCGCCTGCGCCGTCAGTTGGTCGCGGCAGGCGTTGCCGAGCCGAAGGAAGGCGATCCGCCCCCGCCGCCGCCCGGCCCGCCCGACCCGAACACGCTGCTGGCACAGGCCGAGATGATGAAGGCGCAGGCCGCGCAGATGAAGGCGCAGGCCGACATGCGCGAGGCCGAGATGCGGCTGCAGATCGACGCCGGCACGCAGAACGCCGAGGAAGAACGCCGCCGGGCCGAACTGATGGCCGACCTGCGGATGGAGCAGTTCAAGATGCGCTCCGAACTGGAGCAGCAGGCCCGCGACCTGGCGACCAAGCTGGAGATGCAGCGGCGTGACCTGTCCTGGGAGCGGGAAAAGGAACTGCTGAAGCTGCAGGCCGATATGCAAAAGGCGACCCCGGCCGGTCCCGCCGTCGCGCTGACCATCCCCGAGGTGGCTGCCGGCGAATGGACCCGTGGCATGGATCAACTGGTCCAGCATATCGCCGGGCTGGCGTCGATCACGCAGAGCCTCGTGGAGCGCCAGGAGCAGTCCCAGGCCACGCTGGCCGAGGGGCAGCAGGCGGTCATGCAGGTGATGCGGGCCGTGTCCGCGCCGAAGCGGGTGATCCGCGATGAAGCCGGCCGGCCGATCGGCGTTGAGACGGTCCTGGAAGGCTGACCGTGGTCGATTACGTCAAGATTTCTCAACTGCCGCTGGTTTCTGCGGTCCTTGGGGCTGACGAGTTCGAGGTGAACGAGGCGGGGACCAGCAAGAAGGCGACCGCCTCGCAGTTGCTGTCCTACGTCGAAACCGGCGCCACGCTGAACAACCTGCTGGGTACGCTGTCGGTGGCCAAGGGCGGCACCGGCGCGGTGACGCTGACCGGCTACGTCTACGGCAACGGCACTGGGGCGATGACCGCCTCGGCCACGATCCCCGGTTCGGCCATCAGCGGCAACATCACGGGCAACGCGGCGAACGTCACCGGCACTGTCGCTGCCACAAATGGCGGCACGGGGCAAACCACCTACACGGTGGGCGACCTGCTGATCGGCGGCGCCGGCAACACGCTGACCAAGCTGGCAGACGTTGCCACTGGCTCCGCGCTGATTTCTGGCGGCGTCGGCGTTGCGCCTTCCTGGGGCAAGGTCGGGCTGACGACCCATGTCAGCGGCACGCTGCCGGTTGCCAACGGGGGCAGCGGGGCCGCCACGCTCACCGGGTATGTTTACGGCAATGGCACCGGCGCCATGACGGCGGCGACGACCATTCCCGGCACTGCCATCAGCGGCAATATCACTGGCAGCGCGGCCAATGTCACCGGCACGGTGGCTGTGACCAATGGCGGGACTGGCGCGGCCACGCTGACCGGCTTCGTCAAAGGTAACGGCACCAGCGCCTTCACCGCGCAGGCGCAGATCGGCATCACCGATATCTCGGCCACCGGCACGCCCAGCGCCTCCACCTACCTGCGCGGCGATGGCTCCTGGTCTGCGGTTGGCGGCGGCGGCACCGTCACCAGCGTGGACGTTTCCGGCGGCACGACGGGCCTGACGACCAGCGGCGGCCCGGTGACGGGCAGCGGCACGATCACCCTGGCCGGCACCCTGGCGCTGGCCAATGGCGGCACCGGCAGCACCACGGCGGCAGGCGCTCGTACCAACCTGGGCCTCGGCACCGCGGCCACGATGGCCGGCCCGACCGGCACCATCGTCGGCACCACCGACACGCAGACGCTGATCAACAAGACGATCAGCGGCGCCTCGAACACGCTGACCGTGGATGGCACCAACGCTGTCGGCTTTCTGAACATCCCGCAGAACTCGCAGTCGGCGGCCTATACCCTGGTGCTGAGTGACGCCGGCAAGCACATCCTGCACCCGGCGGCCGATATCACGGCGCGCACCTTCACGATCCCGGCCAATGCCAGCGTGGCGTTTCCGATCGGCACCGCCGTCACCTTCGTGAACCAGAACGGCGCCGGCAGCGTCACCATCGCCATCACGACCGACACCATGCGCCTGGCGGGCGCTGGGACCACCGGATCCCGCACCCTGGCCGCCAATGGCGTGGCGACGGCGATCAAGATCGCCTCGACAGAGTGGATTATCTCGGGGACCGGCCTGACGTGACAGGCATCGTGCAGGCCGTCCTGGGCGGTTTCGCGGCGGCGGCCAGTGCCGGCATCTCTGTGGATTACCTCGTCGTTGCCGGCGGCGGCGGCGGCGGTAAGGCATACTACCTGTGGACGGCGGGCGGCGGCGGCGGTGCCGGGGGGTATCTGACCAGCACGCTCTCCGCGACCACGGGAACCAACTACACGGTAACAGTCGGCGCCGGCGGCCCTGGCGGTGCGTCTGGCGGCTCTAGCTGGCAGACCGGCACGACCGGCAGCAACTCGGTCTTTTCCACCGTAACCTCCAACGGCGGCGGTGGTGCAGGCACATACGGCACTGGGAACGTGGGTAAAACCGGCGGTTCTGGCGGCGGCGGCGGCGCCTTCAACCCCACAACACCCGGATCAGGCATAGCCGGCCAGGGCAATGCCGGCGGCGCTGGCAACACCACTCAGACCTCCGCTGTGGCGGCTGGTGGCGGTGGTGGCGCTGGGAGTGTTGGGAGTGCTGGCGCGTCCGGTGCCGGTGGTGCTGGTGGCTCCGGGGCCACGTCGTCCATCAGCGGAACGGCGACGACCTATGCTGGCGGTGGCGGTGCTGGCGGCGGCTCTACTGGCGGTTCCGGCGCTGCTGGCGGTGGTTCTGGTGGCTCTGCGTCGTCTCAGAACGGCACCAACGCAACAGCAAACACCGGCAGTGGTGGTGGTGGTGGCCTGGGATCAAACGCCGCTGGTGTTTATGGTCTGGGCGGCAACGGCGGCTCTGGCGTCGTCATCCTGAAATACCCCAGCACCAACACCATCACTCTCGGCACTGGCCTGACGGGTTCCACCACCACGGCTGGCGGTTTCAGCGTCACCACCATCACGGCCGGCACCGGCACTGTGTCCTGGACCTGACCATGGCCCATTATGCCTTCCTGGATGAGAACAGCGTCGTCACCGAGGTCATCGTCGGTAAGGACGAAGGTGAGGACGGCACTGACTGGGAAGCCTTCTACGGCGCCCTGCGTGGTCAGATCTGCAAGCGCACCTCCTACAACACCCGGGCGGGCGTGCATGAAGCGGGCGGCACGCCGTTCCGCAAGAACTACGCTGGCATTGGCTACACCTACCGCGCCGACCTGGACGGCTTCATCCCGCCGCAGCCTGACCCGTCATGGACGCTGGATCCTGACGCCGGCGTGTGGCTGCCGCCCGATCCTGCGCCTGACAGCGCCGCCTAAACCAAGGACACGGCCATGGTGGACGGCTATCGCATAACGGAAGCCGGCGATGGCCGGATCACTCAGGACGGCCGGCAGCGGATCACCGAGCAGGCCGTCATTGAAGAAGTCCGCTTTGGCGGCCCTGCGCTGCGGTCCAGGAAGAAGCCGAAGCGCGAACCCGAGCGGCAAGACCCGCCGCAGCGTGCGCCAGACGAACCGCCTGCCACGCCGCGGATCCCGAAGCCGCTGCCCCTGCTGCTGGACCCTGTATCCCTGGCTGAAGCCGAGGCCGCGCTGTTCGCGGCCAGCGAGCGCCAAGCGGTCAAGATGGGCGCCGAACTGGACGCGATCCTGCGCCGGCGCCGCGAGCAGGAAGACGACGAGATTGTCGCGCTGTTGCTGACAGCGTGACCATCGGCTGACCGGCCGCCGTAAGTGCCGGGCAACATCCGCCAACAGCGAACGCCGTGAGGCGCCCGCAGAGGTGCATATGTCCGAGACTACAGAAGCGGCCCCGGAAACCGGGCCTGCCATTGTTGTGACCAACGCTCTGGGTGAGGTGGACACGCCGCCAGCCCGTGAGACGACTGAACCGACTGGCGGCGATGATCCGCCTGCAGAGGCCGAAGACACCGAGGAAGCGGCCGCCTCGGAAACACCTGACGCCGATGATGCCGGCGCGGAGCCTGAACCGAAGAAGGCCAAGGGCGTCCAGAAACGCATCGACGAACTGACTGGCAACTGGCGCAACGCCGAGCGTGAGCGCGATCACTGGCGAGAACTGGCCATGCGGACGATGCAGTCCGCGGGGCAGCCGCAGCCGGCGGCACAGCCGACGCAGACGGGCGCAGTCCCGGCAGCACCGGCCCCGGCGTCTCTCCCGCCTGACATCGCTGCCCAGCTTGGTCCTCGCCCTGACCCGGCACAGTACCCGGCCGGTGAGTTCGACCCGCGCTATACGGTCGATCTCGCCAAGTATGAGTTCCGCGCCGAGGCCGCCCAGGCGGCGGCCCAGCAGCGGATGACATACGCCCAGCAAGCGGAACGGCAGTTCGCGCAGCGCCTGGATGCGATCATCGAGGAAGGTCACTCCAAGTTCGGACGTGACGACTTCGACACCGCCATGAACGGCATTGACGCGCTACGCAGTCCGCAACTTGGTCCCGTCCTCCGTAGGGCTATCGCAGAAGCCGATAGCCCCGCAGACGTGGCCATGGCGCTGGCACGGGATACGGCCGCGCAGGAGCGCATTTCTAAAGCACGCTCGCCGGAAGCAGTCGCCCGCGTAATCGGCCAGTTGGAGGCGCGTCTGTCTGCGCCGCCGCAGCCGAAATCACCCAGCGCACCACCGCCGCCTCCGTCCGTTCGCGGGCGTGGGCAAGGAACGCCCAGCCTCTCCGACATCGCCGAGAAGGGCGACTACGAGACGTACAAGCGCCTGCGGATGGGTCGCTAAACGCAACCAGACACGAGCGTCGTGAGACGCCCGGTCCCTGTGCCGGTGAAAGCCGGCCCGATGGAGCCTTTCCATGGCCAATGCTCTTATTACGCCGAGCGTAATCGCTCAGGAAATGATGCTGCAGGTGGACAACAACCTTGTGGCGTCCAAGCTGGTCAATCGCGACTACGAGGACGAGTTCCGCAAGGTCGGTGACACGATCAGCATCCGCCGCCCGGTCAAGTTCTCCTGGCGCAATGGCGCGACCGCTTCCGCCCAGGACATCGAGGAAGGCAGCATCTCGATGCAGCTTTCCACCCAGGGTGGTGTGGACTTCTCGATCTCGTCCAAGGACATGACCCTGACGGTTGAGAAGTTCTCCGAGCGCTACATCAAGCCGGCGGCGATCACGATCGCCAACCAGGTGGACAGCGCCGTTCTGGCCCTGGCTTCGCAGGTGGGCAACTACGCTTACACCAGCGGCCCCGGCAACACCGTGAACTCCTTTGCGAAGTTCGCGGCCGGTCCGCAGCGCCTGGACGAGAACGCGGTGCCAAACGACAGCCGCGTCGGCATCATCTCCCCGTCCGACTACTGGGGCATGGTGGGCAGCGTTTCTGGCCTGTATATCAACGACGATGCCAAGACGGCCCTGGAGCGCGCGAAGCTCCCGATGCTGGGCGGCACCGACGTGTATATGTCGCAGAACATCCAGAGCATCACCACGGGCGCCCGTGGTGGCACTCCGCTGATCAACGGCGCCAGCCAGAATGTGACCTACGCGACGGCCAAGTCCGCGTGGTCGCAGAGCCTCATCACGGACGGCTGGACCGCTTCTGTGACCGGCGTGGTCAAGGCTGGCGACGTGTTCACCATTGCCGGCGTTTATGACGTGAACCCGGTGACCAAGGTGGCGATGACCCGGCTCAAGCAGTTTACCGTCCTGGCCGATGCGAACAGCTCGGCCGGCGGCGCTGCCACGCTGACCATCAGCCCGCCGATCATTGCCAGCGGCCCGCAGCAGACCGTGTCTGCCGCCCCGGCCGACAACGCGGCGCTGACCTTTGCGGGTTCTGCCTCCACCGCGTACCCCGGCAATCTGGTGTTCCACCCGTCTGCGTTTGCTCTGGCGGTTCGCCCGCTGGAAATCCCGCCGGGTGCCTCGCCGGATGCGCGCCGCGTGACCGGCGACGGGATCAGCCTCCGCATGATCCCGTTCTACGACGCGACGAACGACCAGTCGCTGTTCCGCTTCGACGTCCTGTTCGGCGTCAAGTGCGTGTACCCGGAACTGGCGACCCGCCTCGCTGGGTAATCAAACGGGCGGGGGCTGTCATGGCCCCCGCCTTTATCTTGTCTGAGAGGGGCGCCGCATGACCACTGCTCGCGACATCATCAAGCGTGCGCTGCGCCAGATCGGCGAACTGGCCTCTGGCGAAGATCCGCCGGCCGAAGACGCTGCCGACGCGCTGACCGCGCTGAATGGCATGCTGGCGGCCTGGGAGATCGACGGCATTCGCATCGGCCTGCCGGCGCTTGCCATCAACGACACGGTGACGCTGCCTGCCTCGCAGATCGACGGCATCACCTACAACCTGGCGACGGCCCTGGCGCCTGAATACAACGTGCAGATCAGCCCGGCCCTGGCCACCCTGGCCGACCGCGGCAAGGCGCAGTTGCAGCGCGCTTATCTGTTCAACCCGGTGGTGCAGACCCCGCGCGAACTGTCCGGCACATATCGCATCTGGACCCGCTGACCATGGCTGTGTCCTCCCGCTATGAGAACGCGCTAACCTATCGGCCGGGCCGATCGGTTGGCTTCTACCCCGAACTGCCGCTGGTCCCGCGCAACGACACGCCGACCACGCTGCCGCCCACGCCGCC